ATTACCTACCTACCCTAATTTGTTGATTAATTAATTAATTATGCGTACTCTACTAAATCAGATGCAATTCCGAATTGTACTGCACTTGTAAAACGCATTATCATCCTTACATTGTTGCTACCATCCAAATCAGCCATATCAAGTACTTTCACTTCTTGAGTTGAGTTTAGTAACCCAGTTCCAAAGTAAAGGTTAGAACGTTGTGCTGCATACATTTTGTTGTCGCTCATACCTGGACAAACAAAGATTTTTACGCCATTCACCGTTAGGCTTCCGTTGTTCCACCATTGTGTTCCCATATTAGCTACACCATTTGCACCTAAACCATTTGCTCCAAAACCACCTAATGCAGTTACATAAAATTTAGCTGCTGCTGTTCCCATATATAAGAAGAAATCTTCTTTACCATATAGTGAAGACGGTATTGCATCGGTAACTCTTGCAAGTTGAGTAATGATGTTAGTTGCATCTAATCCACCACCTACTGCTGCTACTTGTTGTGCTGCTGGAATATCTCCTGCTGCTGCTGATGCTGCAATTAGTTTTTCAAAACCATCAAAAGAATTGTTTGTTGCTGCTGCGGTATCACCTTGCCAAATACAGAATTCTGTATTCTGTGCCACTTCGGCTGCAACGTGAGCAATCATAAAGTCTGTGAATTTTGGAGGTAATGTTTGTCCTAATCCATAACCCATTGATTGTGCTTCCCAATCGTTTACAAACGAATATTTGCAAAGTTGCAAATTTACTTGTAACTCACGAGGCTCAATTATTCTTTCAGTTAGTGTTACTGTTGATGTTGGGTCAAAGTCACAACCAGCGGCGGTTACTATTGCACTTGTAGCCAATTTCTTAATTACTTCTTTAAAAGCTATATTTGCCTTTACAGTTAAACCACCATCATCAATAGTTGATGCAGATAATAAAGCTGCTGCGATATACTCACCAGCAAATTCTCCAGCATATGTAGTACTTATGCTAGTGGTTGTTGCTAAATTTACGTTTCTTTTATTCATTTTATTTATTTTTAATTATATTATTATTATGCTTCTGATGCCCAGATACCTTGTGAACCTACTATGTACCATTCGGTTAAAGTTACTGCTCTTAACTGACACCAATCTCCAGTTTTTGATGTTGCTTTTGTATTGATAAAATCTTTACCAAGTACTCCAGAAGCATCAACTACAGAACCTGCTAGTGTAATACCACCTAAAATTTTGTTGCTATCTTTTGGTGAAATAACTACTGTGTTGTTTCCATCTGCACCAGTATTTCTAAAAAATACAGTCATTCCTAAATTACCGCTTGTAATTAAAGGTAGACCAATAGTTAAACCATCTGCTTCTACGTTATGATCATTTCCAATATCGCTTTCTAAAATATCCCCAGTTACTTTATAATAACTTTGTGATACTTGGTTTCTGTTTACATCGTTTGATGTGAAATTAAATGTACTCATTTTTTTATTTGTTTAGTTTGCTTAATACTCTATCTAGTGTTGTTGTGAATTGTCCCTTGGCAAATTGCACTTGTTTCTTTTGTGCTGTACTTGCTTCTGGATTGTGTTTAATTGGTTTTACTGCTGAAAGTTTTTCTTTAACTTCTTCTTGAGACATTTCAACTTCTTCTTCTTTTTCAGCTTCTACTTTGTCTGCTTTAAGATCAGCAATAGCATCTTCTAGGTTTTGGATTTTATCTTCCATTTCTCTAAAAGTATCTTTAGTTACATAGTTTTCTTCATCCATCATTTTTTCTTCTTCTTTTAAATCTTCTGTAATTTCTTCGCCATCTTCTTCTTCTTTAGCTGGTACTTCGTCAGATACTTCACGAACATCTGCAATAAGACCTTCTTCTTCTACAACTACCAATCTTCCATCTTCTAGGATGTACTCACCAACTGGCATTGCTACTTTTTCATCATCTGTTACAATGAATATTTCTTTACCTTTTTCAAATGCTTCTGCACTTACTACAGTACCATTTTCTAACTTCATTTCTTCAAGTTTAATCTCGATGTTTAGAAGTGTTTTTATTTCGTTTAACATATCATTTGCTTTCATACTACTTTTATAACTATTTATTGATTAAAATTTGCATTTTCAGTCTGTTCTTGTTATTACCCCAATACCTTGTGCTTGCATAGAACCATCACAACATTCTATTGAATACTTGTTAGTGTCCCAACATAAACAAGCACGTCCACCGCCCTTAGGTGATGTTCTACTAGGTATAAATGTTTTGTTGTTTTTAGTTCTCTGCATTAAGTATATCTTTTATCTTACCAAGTAAAATATCATCTTCACTCATTAAGTCACCTAGTGTTTTGTCTTTAGGTGTTTCCATTTTATCTGCAAAATATCCCTCAATAGAAAAACCCTTAACTTTATTTGATTTAACATATTCATTCCATACATCTTCATTGTTTACCTTAACCGATCCCATCCAAGTTCCTACTGGTACATCTAAACCGTATTTTCTTGACTTGTCCATAACCTCATCTTCTACTAGCCAACTTTCTACTAATGTTAAACCACTTAATACTTCAGAGTGTTCTAGTGTTGAGTTGCTTTGATTACCTTTCTGTAAGAACATTTGAGATGCTTTTACAATCGTTTCTTTTGAAAAGTATATGTAATATTCACCCTCTGCTCCATTTCGATAAATAGGCTTATTTGGTATTAACAAAGCACCCATTAAGATCTTCTTTTCTTTGTCTACTTCTGCAAGTTTTATTTCTTGGTTATTCAAAGCTACAAAATCACTTTCTATTGCTGGGCTTTCTACTATTGAAATAGCTTCTACTCCAATATCATCTTGTTCTTCATCTAAAATAAGTTCTATGATCTTCATAATTGTATTACGTTTTTAGTTTTTAATTTTGCATTTATATACTTGCACCCTCAATAATGTTTCTATCTAGTTCTTGTGCAGTTGTTACATCACTACTAACTACAAATGCCCTTGCTGGTCTTTGTGTTTGGCTTCCTATCGCGTCTGCTAATTGACTTTCACCACTTGCACCCACTATGTTAAAAGCGGGAGGTGTTGGTGCAGAACCGCCACCGCCAGGCAAAGATGGTGTACCACCGCCACCGCCACCAGGTTTAACAGATTTAATACTTTTAACCGCTGCAAAACCAGTTGCTAAAACACCCGCTATACTTGTAACTTTTTGTATTGTTCCAAATGGTTCTGGTAGTGTAGTTTCATTATCTAAAACTTCTGTAACTCCTAGATATGTATTCGTCAATGCTTGTGCTATTGCAAATGCTTTTCCAGCTTTAGAGTTTTCACCTAAAATTTTTGCCATTGTGCCAAACGTTTGCCCAACAATAGCTATTTTTTGGTTTTGTAATATTTTTTCTTTCTTTAAATCATCATCTGCATTTTTATCTTTTACACCTTGTATCTTGTTTTGGTAGAAAGAAATAACTTCAGCCTTTTGTGCTTCTGTTGCATCTAGTCTATCAAGTTCAGCAATTTTTCTTTCTTGTTCTAATGCTATTTTTTGTATTTCTGTTTCTGCTTCTGCATCTTCTTGTTTTTGCTTATAAGCCTTTTGTATTTCTTGTATCTTTTGTAGTTTTTTATCTACAACAACTGGTTCTTCTTTTGCATCTTTTTTTACTTGTGCTGCTGCTTCACGTCTTGCAGTTAATAATTCTGTGCTTAATCTTTTTTGTAGGTTTATATTTTGAGTTGTTTTATTTATTACAGCAGCTTCTAATTGTGCCGCCTCTTGTTTATCTTGTATAGTGCTTTTTGTTAATTCATTTTCTGTTAATTTAGCTTGTAATCTCAACTTTGCAAGTGTTGTTTCTTTTTCTGCTAATTCTGTGCTTATTTTCCCAGCTTCTTCTAAAAAAGCAATTCTTTCTTCAGCAGAAAACTTGTCTTTATTTACTGCTTTTTCTCTTAACCTAGCTATGTCTTGTTCTGCTTGTGCCCTTTCAGTAATTAATGCTGTTTCTAATTTTGTTGCTTTTGCTCTTTGGTCTGCAATCTTTGCTGCTGCTGCTCCATCTGATGCTACTTCTTCACCAAACTTTTTTACACTTTCAATAGCACCGCTTACACTATCTGTTATACTATCAACACCTAGTACAACCTTACCCAAACTATCACCAGCAATCTTACCCGCTTCTTTAAAATTACCTTTAAATAGTTGTTCAACCGCCTTACCTAAATTTGGTATTAAGTTAATTAACCCCTCGAACCTAGTTGTGATGTTATCTTTTATAAGGGCAGCAAAGTCTTTTATTGCTTGTTTAGGGTTTTCAAAAACACTTATAATGTTCTCACCTAAATCTGCTAATAAGTCTAAAAGGTTACCAGTAACACTACCAATAACACCTAGTATTTTAGCAAACTTGTTTTGTCCCTCTTCACTTCTTGTAAATGCTTGACCTAATGCAGTAATCGCAATTAATAAAGCACCAATACCAGTTCCGATAATTGCAACTTTTAATGATTTAAACCCAGTTGTAACACTTGTTAAAGCACCTTTAAATGCACCAAATTTAGTCACTGCACCGCCAGTAACCTTATCAAGTGTGCCACTCATTTGTTCGGTTGAGTTGCTAGTTTCTTTTACTTCCTTGTTTACATCTTCAACACCTTTCTCTAAACCCTTTAAACTCTGTTGTGCATCTTTAGTGTTTACTTCTAAATTAATGGTTTTTGTTATTGCCATTTTATTTGTTTTTTAAGTAGTTTAATTCCATTCTTTACATTTTTAGGTAACGCATTTTTACCTTGTGCTATCTTT